ACTGTAGTTCTGGGATCTATTACATATCCTGGATTAGCAACTTCTGCTGCAACTAATGGGTTAGTAGCTATTACTCAAGATGATACTACTCATGCAATTTCAGCACAGTATACAGCTACAGCACGGACTATTTATTGTAATATTACAAATACTCAAGATGCAAGTACACAAGGTGCATTTTCGTTTATTTTTGAATATATACAATTCAGTTAATAGATAATAAATAAACTCGGAGTGGAGTGTAATGACTCCACCCTTGAAAAGGAGGATAAAAAATGGCGGATGCAGTTTCAGCTGTCACACAACTTGACGGCGATAAAAAACTAATAACGACTTACACTAATATTTCAGATAGTACTGGAGATGCTACAAGAACACTTGTAGATGTTTCTGGTCTTAATAAATCACATGGCAACACAGGTAATTCGTGTTCTAGAGTTCGATTAAATAAAGTTTGGTATAATGTTTCAGTGACAGCAAAAGTAGATGCTGTAAGATTGTACTGGAATGCCACTAGTAATGTTGCATTTCTAACATTAGAGGGACGAGGGTTTTTAGACTTTAGTTCTATTGGTGGAATAAAAAATACTGAAGCTTCTGGAGCTGATGGAGATGTTATACTAACTCTTCCCGCAGTTACTTCTGGAGACACAGCCAGTGTACATTGCGAGTGGATTAAAGTTTATAGTTAGGAGGTAGAGCATGGCTAACACTACTTCCGGAACAGTAACGTTCGACAAGACATTTGCTGTTGATGAAATTATAGAAGATGCTTACGAGCGGATTGGTCTACAGTCTGTTTCAGGATATCAATTAAAAACGGCAAGAAGAACCTTAAACATTCTTTTTCAGGAATGGGGCAATAGAGGTCTGCACTACTGGGAAGTAGGCGATACCAATATTGATTTAGTTGAAGGCCAGGCCGAGTATATTTTTTATAGAGCATCAGGAGATGGAACTTCTGCAACCACAGCAGGTGGAACCAGTGGAACTTCTACTTATGGAATTGCGGATGTCCTTGAAGCAACCCTTAGATCCGACAGAGGAACGACTTCCGAAGCGGATTCAGCTTTAACAAAAACAACACGAGCAACTTATTCCAGTCTAGCTAATAAATTAGCTAAAGGAACTCCTTCCAGATATTTTGTCCAAAGACTAGTCGACAAGACAACGGTAACAATCTATCCAACACCCGATTCTTCCAGCGCTTCGAAAGAAGTCCATATGTATTTTGTTAAAAGAATTCAGGATGCGGATGCAACGTATACCGATGCAACGGATATTCCTTACAGATTCATACCGAGCATGACATCAGGACTGGCATTTTATTTAAGTCAGAAATACGCTCCACAAAGAAGCCAAGAATTAAAATTATACTACGAAGACGAATTAGCACGTGCTTTATCAGAAGACGGGTCTGCTGCAAGCACTTATATAACCCCGAAGAATTATTATCCGAATATTTAATTATGACATTTTCAAGAGGAAAACATTCAAAAGCAATATCAGATCGTTCAGGAATGGCATTTCCCTATAATGAAATGGTTAAGGAATGGAATGGCATGCTGGTCCATAAATCTGAATACGAATCTAAACAACCCCAATTGGATGCTAGTAGACGGGGCGCAGAGTCGCACGGTTTACAAAATGTACGGTCTGATAGAACAGAAAGTTCTGTAGCACAGTTATTGCCCCATGATCCGTTTACCACGTACGCGGCTGCATCGGGCGTGATCAATGTAAATGCGACAGGACATGGATTGACCAACGGAAGCACTTACAGGTTCCGTGGATCGCCGACCGTGTCGGGAAATTATGCCAATCCGGCAACCTTTGACGGTATTGCAGGATCCAACATTGCAAAAGCTGCAGGCTATGCTATTAATACAGGCAAGTATGTAAGCGGTGCACGGGACACGGACTTTACCAGCGACTGGTTTTATTTTACCGTGGATACGAGTACGGCTACATCAGGATCAATAAAAGGAGGAGGGTTTCCGGTTTCAATAGGACCAGTAACCTTATCAGCATGAGCCACGGATTTACTTATTCAACACTTACAACAGCAATTCTGAACTATACAGAAGTTGGTACTTCCGTACTATCCAGTACGATTACAGACCAGTTTATTGACAATGCTGAAACCAGAATTTTTAGAGAAGTTCCGATCGACGCGAATCGAAAAGAGATGATTGGAAATCTGACATCTTCAAAAGACAACATTTATACTCCTGCAGGGACTCTATTCGTTAGGGGCCTTCAGGTTTATACGTCAACGTCCGCTGCAACGGGGGCCAATAGCTGGCTAGTTAAGAAGGATATCAGCTATCTCAGGGAATACGATGCAGCTGAAACGACTACGGGGACACCAAAATACTATGCGATGTCCGGAGGAGCGACTGGAAAAGGAGCAACGACTTCAGGGAAAATCACCATCGTGCCGACACCTGATTCAGCTTATACATACAAAATTCATTATGCCGCGAAGCCAGAAGGACTGGGTTCGGCAAATACAACAACCTACCTCAGCATTAATTTTGGAAATGGACTTTTATATGCCTGTCTGGTAGAAGCATATGGATATTTAAAAGGTCCAATGGATATGCTACAATTATATGAACAGAAGTATCAAACTGAAGTACAGAAGTTTGGTGGAGAACAAATAGGTAGACGTAGAAGGGACGACTATACGGATGGTGAGCCACGTATACCCGTTCAGTCTCCGGCACCGTAAGGATAAAATATGGCAACACTAACTTGTAAAGTAATAGAAGAAATAACACTCAACAACATAGACTATGGATCTGAAAGATCCCTGGAGATTTCCAGTGTCGATGAAGTTGTAAAAAGAGTCGTAACGGCATCAACCACGGAATGTGGATTAATAGGATTTTTATCGGCACTTAGCAATGTTGGTGTAACCGCTAACAAGGTTGGCTACGTTGCAGGAATGTTTGACGACGGCGATGTTAGATATATCAGAATTACAAATTTAGATGATTCAAATCATATCATGCTGACTTTTAGGGATGAAGATAATACGGAATTTAGAATGAAGGTCGATGCAGGCCACTCGTTTATTTATCCAGGTGATAATAGCGGTGGAGTAGTCGACACTATGAAATCGTCAGGATCGGCTTTAGCGTCGGGTCTTTCAGATTTAGTAGATATTACAGTGGATACAGATACTGCCGCATGCGATGTGGAAGTATTTGTAGCGAGCGCTTAGGAGGAATATGGCATCAACATACACGGGACTAGGTACTGAATTAATGACAACCGGCGAGAATGCCGGTACATGGGGAACTAAGACCAATACCAATTTACAAATCATCGAACAAATGGTCGGTGGTTATGAAGAACAAGACATAGCAGGTGGAGCTGATACAACAACACTATCTGTTTCTGATGGATCAACAGGCGCTGTTCTTGGACATAGAATTATAAAATTTACTGGAACCATCACTGGAAACCAAATTGTAACTATTCCTTTGGATGTTCAACAGATGTACATTGTAGTTAATGGTACATCTGGTGCCTTCACTGTTCAATTTAAATATGTTTCTGGTTCAGGATCAAGTGTTACTTTTGCAGCAACCGATAAAGGAACTAAGATTGTTTATGCAACTGCTGATGATGGTACCGATCCAAATATAGTTGATACAGGTATTGCATCACATCAAATAAATAACACTATAACAGTCGGTGTTGACGACACTGGTTATGACGTTAAATTCTTTGGTGCAACAGCAAGTGCCTACATGCTTTGGGATGAATCAGCAGATGATCTTGTATTAGCAGGTGCTGCAGGAATAGATCTTGCAGGAGATATTGATGTCGATGGAACAGCCAATTTAGACGCTGTTGATATTGATGGCGCTGTACAATTAGATTCAACGCTTACAGTTGGAGCAAACGATCAAGGATATGATATAAAATTCTTCGGAGACACAGCAAGTGCTTACATGTTGTGGGACACTTCGGCAGATGATTTAATTTTAGCAGGTGGAGCTGGACTTGTTATACCTGATGCAGGAAATATTGGATCTGCTTCTGATACAGATGCGGTTGCCATTAGTTCAGCAGGTGTTGTAGCTTTATCGGCAACAACAGAAGCAAGTGCAACAGGGACAGCTGCTTTAACTTTAGCTGGTGGTTTAGGAGTTGCTAAGGATGTATGGATTGGTGATGATTTAGTTTTAGATTCAGATTCAACAGTTTTAAAATTTGGTGATGATCAGGATACAACTTTAACACATACAGATGGAACAGGATTAACTTTAAATTCAACTAATAAATTATGTTTTTATGATACAGCTTTATCAATTCATTCAAGTACCGATGGTCAATTAGATTTAATTGCAGATACAGAAATACAAATTGCTGCAACAACCATTGATATTAATGGTGCTGTTGCAATGGATGGTGCTATTACTGGTGCTACTGATATTACTTTATCGGGTGAATTAGATGCAGCTACTTTAGATATTTCTAGTAATGCAGATATAGATGGAACTACGAATTTAGATGCTGTTGATATCGATGGCGCTGTTCAAATAGATGCTACGTTTACATCTGGTC